TTGACTCTAACCTCGCGGAGTTTATGAGCGAGGGCGAGTTGCAGAGTTTGGCCGGGGATTTAATCGGACAGTATGAACAAGACCTTTCTAGCCGTAAAGACTGGCTGGATACGTACGTCAAAGGCTTAAAGATTCTGGGTATCCGGTACGAGGAGCGTACTGAGCCTTGGCCCGGTGCCTGTGGTTTATACCACCCGCTCTTGATGGAGTCAGCCGTCAAGTTCCAGTCCGAGACCATCATGGAGACCTTCCCTGCCGCAGGGCCGGTCAAAGCCAAGATCGTTGGTAAGGAGACTCCAGAGAAGAAAGACTCGGCTGTGCGTGTCGCTGATGACATGAACTACCAATTGACCGAGGTGATGAAGGAATACCGCCCAGAGCATGAGCGCATGTTGCTGAGTTTGGCTCTGTCAGGTAACGCGTTCAAGAAGGTCTACTTTGACCCATCGCTTGATCGGCAGACAGCGATCTATATCCCGGCTGAAGACATCATCGTGCCGTATGGCGCGGCGAATCTTGAGACCGCAGACCGTGTTACGCATCGCATGCGTAAGACCAAGAACGAACTGATCAGACTGCAGTACGCAGGCTTCTACCGCGATGTTGACCTTGGCGATCCGATTCGCACGATGGACGAGGTAGAGAAGCAGAAGGCAGAGGATCAAGGCTTCTCAGCCAGCATGGATGATCGGTTCCAGTTGCTTGAGATGCACGTGAACATCGACCTACCGGGGTATCCCGATGTCGATAAGGACAACAATGAGACAGGCATCGCACTACCCTACGTGGTGACGATTGAGAAGGGGACGGGGACAATTCTGGCGATACGCCGCAACTGGCAAGAAGATGACAAACTCAAATCAAAGCGGCAGCACTTTGTCCATTACGGATATATCCCCGGCTTTGGCTTTTATTATTTCGGACTTATCCACCTTATCGGCGGGCACTCCAAAGCGGCAACCTCCCTGCTTCGCCAACTTATCGACGCAGGAACTCTTAGCAACCTTCCGGGTGGTCTCAAATCACGTGGTCTCCGTATCAAGGGAGACGACACCCCCATCGCCCCCGGCGAGTGGCGAGACGTAGACGTACCTTCGGGTGCGGTACGCGACAACATCCTGCCGCTGCCGTACAAGGAGCCGAGCCAGACCCTTGCCATGCTCATGGACAAGGTGGTCGAGGATGGCCGTCGCTTCGCTGCGGTGTCGGATCTCAAGATCTCCGATATGTCGAACCAAGCGCCGGTAGGTACTACCCTAGCCATCCTAGAGCGCGTTTTGAAGGTAATGTCGGCGGTGCAGGCTCGCGTGTATTACGCGATGAAACAGGAGTTCAAACTTCTCGCTGCCATTATCCGTGACAACACCCCGGATGAGTATTCGTACGAACCGGAAGTCGGTAGCCGTAAGGCTAAGAAGTCTGACTACGACGATGTGGATGTTATCCCGGTCTCAGACCCGAACGCGGCAACGATGTCGCAGAAGGTCGTGCAGTACCAAGCCGTTATGCAGTTGGCTCAAGGAGCGCCGCAGTTATACAACCTGCCGTATTTGCACCGGCAGATGATTGAGGTTCTAGGCGTTCGTAACGCCGACAAGATTGTCCCGATGCCGGATGATCAAAAGCCCCGCGATCCTGTGACTGAAAACATGGACGCAATGATGGGCAAGCCGCTCAAGGCGTTTATTTACCAAGACCACGAGGCCCACATTCAGGTTCACATGGCGCTTGGGCAAGACCCCAAAATAGCGGCTGTCATTGGGCAAAATCCGATGGCGCAGCAGATTACTGCGTCTCTTCAGGCGCATATTATGGAACATATAGCCTATCAATATCGTCGGGATATTGAGAAACAACTTGGTGTGGCGCTTCCTCCGCTGCCCCAAGACGACAACGAGCAGTACGATTTGCAGCCTGAACTTGAGGTTCAAATCGCTCAGGTTAGTGCCCTTGCCGCTGCACGACTTCTTCAGAAGGATCAGGCTGAAGCACAGGCTCAGCAGATGGCGCAGCAGGCACAAGATCCGCTCATGCAGTTGCAGCAGATGGACCTCCAGATCAAGCAGATGCAGGCCCAGACCAAGCAGATGCAGGTGCAGATGGAGATGCAGGCTAAGCAGAAAGAACTCCAACTTAAAGAACAGCAGATTCTTATGGACGCTGCTGCTAAGGAAGATGAACTTCGGTTGCGCGAAGCGGAGATCTCTGGTCGTCAGCAACTTGATGCAGCACGGCTTGGTGCGGATATTGAGAAGCACAAGGCGCAAGAATCGAATCGGATGGAGACTGAAGGAGTCCGACTTGGCGTTGATATCGCCAAGGCTAAAGATCAGGCACAACAGCGTCGGATGGCGCCGCCAAAAAGGAGTGAGTAATGGGTTATTCAAACGCTCTGGAGTACCTTGAAACTAAACTCAAGGAGGAGCGCACATCGATCGTGGAAAATCTGATTCAGGGCAAACTTGATGAAGGTGAGTACAAAAGACTCTGCGGGGTATTACAAGGTCTTGATCTCGCAGTAATCCACATTAAAGACCTTGCAAAAAGGATGGAGGAAGAGTGAGCAGTATCAACGTAGAGAAAACTCAGGAAGAGGCCGCTAAGGCCAAACTCCTGCCAGAGCCGAAAGGCTATCGGCTGCTTTGTGCAGTCCCGCATGTAGAGGAAGAGTTTGAGGGCGGCATTATCAAGGCTGACAACACCATTCGTGCCGAGGAGCAGACAACCGTTGTCCTGTTCGTCGTCAAGATGGGTGACCTTTGCTATGCAGACAAGGAACGTTTCCCCACCGGCCCATGGTGCAAGGAAGGCGACTTTGTTCTAACCCGTCCGTACTCGGGCACCCGCGTGGTCATCCACGGTAGGGAGTTCCGCATCATCAACGACGACACGGTAGAAGCGGTGGTTCAAGACCCCCGTGGAATCCGTCGCGCATAGGAGTAAACCATGGCTATTGAGCGAGAAGAGTTTAAATTTCCTGACGAACAGGAGGCTGAAGTTAAAGCGGCTCCTGAACCTGAATTTGAGGTCAAGATTGAAGACGACACCCCTGAAGAAGATCGGGGCCGTAAACCACTGTCTAAACGTACAGTAGAGGAACTTGAAAACGAGGATTTGGATGAGTATTCGGAGAAGGTAAAAAAGCGCCTCTCCCAGATGAAACGTGTTTGGCACGACGAGCGCCGGGAAAAAGAACGGGCTTTACGTGAACGTGAGGAAGCCTTGCGTTTCGCCCAAATGCGGGATCAGGAGGCAAAACAACTTCGGGAACGCTTAGGCCAGAATGAGCAGGCGTTTATTAAGGAAGCCCAGAAGTATGCCAATTTTGACCTTAGTTCGGCTAAAGAACGCTTAAAGCAGGCTTATGAAGCCGGGGATTCGGAAAAAATTGCTGAAGCCCAAGAACTTCTTACAGACGCTAAACTTAAAATCCAGACTATCTCTCGTGTAAAACCTTCTTTACAACAGAACGAAGGTAGAGTAGAACAGGCACAACAGGCTCAGGTGCCCCAAGAGTTTTCTCAGCCAAAGGCAGACCCTAAAGCGAAATCTTGGCAAGAGAAAAATACTTGGTTTGGTGAGGACGAGGAAATGACCGCCCTTGCCCTTGGCCTGCATGAAAAACTGGTCCGAAGCGGAGTTGATCCGAATTCAGACGAGTATTATCGTAGAGTTGATGAAACCATGAGGAAGCGTTATCCAGAAGCATTTGAGGATGCTGAAGAGGACGACGATAAGCCTCAAACGAGGCAGGTTGAAAAACCTGTTCGCACAAAGCCAGCAAATGTAGTGGCTCCGGTAACGCGGGGAACCGCGCCTCGTCAGGTCCGCCTGACACCGACTCAAGTTGCTATCGCCAAGAAATTGGGGCTGAGCAATGAACAGTACGCAAAAGAACTTATGAAACTGGAGACTAACTAAAATGGCTGAGAACAGACTCGCACGTGAACTCGAAAATCGAGAATCAACGCAACGCAAAATGGCGTGGAAACCCCCTCAGACGCTCCCTGAACCGGAGCCGCAAGATGGTTGGGTTTTCCGCTGGATTCGGACCAGTATTATGGGTGTTGCTGACCCATCGAATACTTCCGCTAAATTTCGGGAAGGTTGGGAGCCCGTAAAGGCCGAAGACCAGCCCAAACTGATGATGCAAGCCGACCCGAATTCCCGGTTTAAGGGAAATATTGAAATCGGCGGGTTGTTGCTCTGCAAGGCACCGAAAGAGTTAATGGATCAACGCGATGCGTATTACGCAGAGCAGGCCAAGGCTCAGGTGCAATCTGTAGATAACAACTTTATGAGGCTGAACGATGAGCGTATGCCCCTCTTTACCGAGAGGAAAACTACGGTCTCGTTTGGCAAGGGCAAATAACTTTTTATCTTTGGAGTGATCAATGGCATATCCTACTGTTGACAAGCCGTATGGCTTGAAGCCGATCAATCTGATCGGTGGGCAGGTGTTTGCCGGGGCAACGCGCCAGCGTCGTATTGCGTCCAGTGCTTCGAGCATTGGCTACGGC